AATCCAGAAGGTTGGAAGGATGGTGGAATAAGATGATGGTCTATGGCGACCAGATGCCTGATGGCTACAATCTTTATATGGATATAGATACTGTTATCGTTAAGAATTTTGATGAAGAGATTGAGTATGCTGTCAAGCAGAATAAAAAAATCTCTTGCGTGTCTGATGCTATCATGTGGATGAATAACAAATTTAGTTCTTCGGTCATGATTGTAGAAAAGAACAGAATGCTTGATGTGTACAATAGATTCATCGCTCAAGCTCATGAGCTTCAAGACTTTAGGGGAGGAGACCAAGTCTGGACTGGTCAGTTCTTAGATGAGAAGGACATCTTCTACATTGACGAGACCTTTCCTAATTTTAAACTGAATCTGAAGTTTCATCTTGGTGAGAAGATTATGGGGCAGTGGAAGTTTCCACAACACTTGTCTAGCAAAGTGAAAATTGTAGATTGCGGCGGAAGGCCCAAGCCCCATGAGCTTCCTCACTTGCCGTATATCAAAGAAAACTGGCACGATATAGAGGTGTAATATGAGTAGACTTTTATTTGTAATCCTCATTGTGATGGGTGCTGCGGGGTATGTCTATTACGGACAGACTCAACGGGCACTTGCTGCAAAGGATGCTGAGTTACAGACTCAGAAGAACCTGCTGAATGCATTTGAGATGCGAGAGGCAGAACAGCAGAAAACGATTGATGCACTTCAGAACAATCTTCAGAAAACTACCGAGTCGCTGAACAAACTCTCTACTCGGAATGCTGAGATTGAAGCAGAGGCACAACGGTATCTGGCAATCTTCGCTCGTCACAATCTTGCGAAACTTGCTGCTGCCAAACCTGGGTTGATTGAAACACGGATTAATAAGGGGACGAGTGATGTATTCAGGACTATTGAAAAAGACAGCGCTTTTATTGACAGTATTGACGATTAGTGGATGCACCAGTTTTGGTCTCCCCAAGTTTGGTTTTGGCAAAAAAGAAGAGCCGCCGAAACCGATTCCTGTGGAAATCAAGACAGTAGAAGTAAAGATTCCGATTACTCATCCCCCGATGCCAAGGGCAATCACACTCAGAGACCCTAAGTGGTATGTGGTCTCTGGTGCAAACTTTGATGAGTTTGTAGAGCGCACGAAGAAAGAGAACAATGGCGGTATCGTTTTTATTGCCATGTCCGTTGGTGATTATGAGTTGATGGCGTATAACATGCAGGAACTTCGTCGCTATATAAATCAACTGAAAGAGGTAGTGGTCTACTATAGAGACCTTGATGCACCGCCCAAAGAGGAGAAGCCCGATGAACCAGAGACTGGGAAGGGAAAGGATGCTGTTCGCAATCCGTAGCTATGCGGAAGGACAGCTAGAAAGACATAGAATGAATATTGAAGTTTACCTTGAGAACCCTTCGGGTATCGGTGAGCATCCTGACATCATGGAAGCCGTCACAAGCGAGATGACCAAGATGGCAGAGTACCACGAGATGCTTGAGATGTGCGATAGATATTTTGACAAAGACGAATGGTATATTCCTGGGGGTGGCGATACTCCTGACTGGAGTGAATTCTTTGATAAAGGTGATGACGAAGATGTATGAATATAGAACGAAGCTGCTTCGTGTTGTAGATGGTGATACGGTAGATGTTGACATTGAACTAGGTTTTGGTGTAGTATTGTCTGATGAGCGTGTGAGAATCATGGGTATTGACACTCCTGAGTCTCGTACCTCTGACAAGGTTGAGAAGCTCTTTGGTCTTGCTGCCAAGAAGCGACTCAAAGAACTTCTTGGCAAGCAGCCTGTACTCAAGACTCAAATCGCCAAAGACGGTGAAGACATGAAGGGTAAGTTTGGTCGGGTGCTGGGAGACTTCAGTGTTTATGATGCCAAGACTGACTCTTGGAGACCTGCAACTGAGGTCATGATTGACGAAGGTCATTGTGTACCTTACTTTGGTGGTTCTAAAGAAGAGACTCAAGCAGCACACATGAAGAACCGTGAGCGTCTGCTGGCAGAGGGTGTTGTAGACCGTGCCGAATATGATAAAGCAGTTGCTCTAATGGAGAAGAGAAAATAAATCATGAGAGTGAATGTCTTAGGCAATGGTGACCATGCATATATGTTTAAGCGGGGAACTCCCGGTAAACTTTTGATTTGTAATATGCCTCCGTTTGAGATTCCCACGAATGAAGTCTATGCTAGCGTTATGGTGGACTTCAAGATGATGAATGCTCTGACAAAGGGCGAAATCAATCTAGACATGTATGATTGGATTCTGGGGACTCGTCCTCGTAAGTGGATGGAAATGCGCCCAGACTTTTATCTGAAGTATGCTCATCGGATTAAGGGATTCCATCAGCATGTGCCGAAGTATGCCAAAAATGCCACGAACTTCACCTGCGGGCATATGGCAATGGACTATGCTTGTCGTAAGATGAAAGCGACAGAATGTCATGTCTATGGCTTTGACTCTATGTTTGATATGAACCTCAGAAGCTATAGTGACCTCATTCTAGAGAGTGACCGTAGCGCAACAAATACTCACCGGCTGGCAAACAACTGGCGTCCTATTTGGACTCACATGTTCAAAGAATTTAGTGACACCAAGTTCTACTTGTACCACAGCCATCCTCATATCAAGATTGAAATCCCTGATAATGTGGAAGTTGTAGTAAAGGAGAATAAGAAAAATGTGGGCTAAAATTAAAGTAAATCTGGCACTTGCCTGGGAAGAGTTCTTTCGTCCTACCTTTGAAGATATCTGGCACGTTGCCAAGACTTACCCGAATGTCACTGCTTTTTGGGTTTTAGTTTCTTTGGGATGTTTACTTGTATAAATAAAAGAAACACACTCACAGGAAACTTTAATGCAAAGTCTAACTAGTTTTATTGCAGAACAAAACTTTCTCTTTGAAGAGGCAGAAACTCTTCTAGAAAAGCTAATCACCTTTGGTGGACAGGCATATCCCAAGTACGGCAACATCGTCTTGATGGCTGGTGGTGCTGGTTCGGGTAAAGGGTTTGTTCTCAGCAATCTGGTTGGCATGGAAGGTAAAGTCTTTGATGTTGACGAACTGAAGACTCTTGCATCTAAGGCTCCTGCAATCAAGCGGCGTGTTGCTCAAGAGCTTGGTGTGGATATTGAGAAGCTTGCGCAAAATCTCAAGGACCCTGAGAATGTTGGTAAGCTTCATGATATCATGGGCGACTACCTGAAGATTGATAAGAGAAAAGAGCAAGCATTCTTTACCTCTGTCCTAACTGCCCCGGCTGACCGTAAGCCCAATATCATTTTTGATATGACTCTCAAGTCTCTGGACAAGCTAGACAAGATTGCTAGAGATGCTGCTTCTCTTGGTTATGATAAGAAGAATGTTCATATCGTTTGGGTTGTCAATGATATTGAGGTTGCTAAGCAGCAGAACCTCAAGAGGGCTCGTACTGTTCCTACAGAGATTCTAGTGAATACTCACCGTGGGGCAGCAAACACCATGGGCGACATCATCAACATGGGCAACAAGCTCAAGCGGTATATTGATGGTGATATCGTCTTCGCATTCAACAAGGTTGGTGTTGATGCTAATCTCAGCAAGTCTGGTAAGGGCGGTTCGTATGTCAAAGATGCGAACTACTTCTATGTCAAGAGAGCAGGCAAAGCACCTACTCCCGTTGACAAGCTAGAGAAAGAAGTTCTTGCTAAGATTAAAGCTTATGTTCCGAAGGACGCTTTCAACGTCTAAACTGTATAGACAGTAGTTGAATCAATCATTGCCTTGAAGTCTTCTGGTCTTCCATTAATCCGGGCTGCATCATCCCATTGAGCCCGGATGGAAAATACCTGAGCAGCCTCTTTCTCAATAGAATTTACAGTAGCCGCTATCCTTGACGGATAATTGTGGTTGATGTCAACAATCCCTGTAGTGCTTCTAGCCGTAATCAGATAACGTCTGAACTGATTCGCAAAGTCAGTGAAACTCATTAGTGATTCAGAATCAGTGTCTAAGAAGACAACACAGTCTGCTCTGAAGCTGTCTCTATTGTACAAAGCCCCATCAGGAGTCCTTCCCACTTTATACTGAGGACCGCCATCAATAATGGCATTCTTCGGATAGTACTGCTCATACAAGTGGTGAATGACTCCACGATGCTTGGACTCACGAGGTCTTAGAATGTAGGGATGGAAATCCTCGGGCGCATACCATTTTCTATACATAATCGGAATCAGCTGAGCTACAATGCTCCATTTAACGATTCCATTCTCGTCCATCCAATTAGGGTCACCGGCATTAAAATTACTAACGAATAGAAACTTATTCCATTTTAATAGAGCTAATAAATTCGCATAGAAAGATGCCTTATCAACAGCTTGAGATAATGGATGTCCATGAGGACTACTTGTTTTAACAATATGTCCGCTACTTCTTATAAACGAATTAAAGTGGTCAGTTAACTCATTAATAAATTGAACTTTATCGTCTTTGTGAATATAGCTTAATTGATTATTGCCACTAACAATTAACTCATGAGCTGTTTTATAAGCCATCTTTTAACCCTTGTAGATATTCTGAATATAATCTTCAAACTGCTCAATCTTCTCTAGTCTATTAGGCCAAAGAATATATTCTTTTTCTGGATTTTGTTTCAGGTTGTTCAGCAAGGGTTGAACAGCGTTGAACAGCCGGTCTAGCCTTTCTTGAGCCGCACCAGCAACTGACTCAACTGTTGCTGCCTTCTGAGTTGCCTGTTGGACGGCTTCAAGCTCTTCTTCATTGACAAGAGTGAAGCCAAAGTCAAATAGTTCGTCTGCCATGGGAATCCTACCATTTGGTCGTTACTCTTCTATTTATGCTTGACAGGAGCCTCAGTTGTGGTATAATCGGAGTTCTGTGTGGAGGTGCCCATGAAATATGGCAGCATGCGTCACAGTCCCTCTGGGCGCAAGAAGAAGACCAACTACTGGAGTCAATCCAAGAGCTACACGAGAGAGTTCAAGGATTACCAACCCACTCGCAACTTTCGCTTGGAGGAACCCAAGTACCCTAGCTTACCTGTACAAATGACCAGTACTGAGACTCAGGATAACCGTCAAGAGAGGCTCGCTATCAGTTCTCAGTATACGATAGCTCCTGCCTATAATAAGGGCGCCTATCAGGTCATCGCCAAAGACAATGTGAAAGATATTGGTCGCTGACCGACGAACGGTCGTTTTTGCTGTTGACTCTTCCGGGGTATCAGAGTACCATTACCTTGTGATTGAGATGAGAGGTAACTAATGCAATACATGCCCATCTTTGAAGGTCGTATCCGCCATATGAAGCTTGTTGAGTTCTATACGCAAGCTGTTCTCAAAGAGCTTGGCTTGGGTCGCCTTCGGACTCGCCCGATTCAGATTGAGTTTCGTAAGCATGCTGCTGGTGCTTTCGGATACTGTGACGGCAGCAAGGAATTCGCCATCATTCGGATTGCTAAGACTTGTCCCGTGACGGGTCGTAACTTGTCTTTTCTTGAGATGATGAAGACGCTGGCTCATGAGCTTGTCCACGCTAAGCAGTTTCTCCGTGGCGAGCTAATCAATGAGTGCGGCTGGAAGTGGAAGGGTCGTAACGCTGACGGTTACGAGTATGATAACCAGCCCTGGGAGAAAGAAGCGTTTCGGCGTGAAGAAGAACTGTTCGCCAAGTGCTTCCCCTGGCACATTCCCTTCAAGAACTAGTGGCCGACGAACGGTCATTGACAAAGCCATCAATTTTTGAGACACTATACCTGAATTGATGAGGAACAGATTATGAAACTAGTTATCACCACGCAATCCTACGAGAACTATGGCGCCCATGACTGGGACGGCACTGGCGAGTGCCCTCAGTATTGGAAGCCCAAGGGTGGTAATACCTATGTGGTTCGTGACCTCACCTGGGAGCAGGTTGAGCGCATTGAAGCCAAGGGGCTTCCTAACCTCACTTCTCTCATTGAAATTGATGATGTTTACTATCGTGAAACCATTATCAACGCCGCTATTACTACGGACGATGATTACGAGTGTGAGTCCTGGGAGTCTCCTATTGAGTTATCCTACAACCGGATTGCTGAGTGCTGGACGGCTGTTCGCACCATTCATCGTGATGAGTGCTGGGCTGATGGCATTGATTACAAGATGGAAGGCTGGGTACTTGCCCCTGGTGGTGAGCGCAAGCATTATGATTCTAACTACTATGGATCTAACGTAAAATGACTAAAGAAACTCGTTCTATCATTATCGGTCAACTCATGATGGCTTTGGATGTTGATGCCCATCGTCTCTACTGGCAATCCGATGAAGTGCTTCTAGAACTTGCTGAAAAATACTTGGAGAAGCGGAATGAAGTACGAACTGATTGATAAGTGTACTGGTGAGCTAGTCGCCGTCATGGACTCCATGTCAGAGGCTATTGAGACTCAATATGCCTTCAGTGAGGTTCACAATATCGGTCTTGCTATCGTAGAGTCAGCCGACGAACGGTATGTTTTTGCGGTTGACAGCCAGACGGAAATTTCGTAGAATTGTCTCATAACTTGATGAGAGAGAAGACATATGAATATTCCTACCTTTGCTGATGGTTCTGTCCAGCGTCGCTTCATGCATGACCCCGGTCACGGCTGGCTGCGTGTTCCCCTCTCTGACTTAGACGAGCTAGGCATCCGTAACAAGATTACTGCGTACTCCTACCTAGATGACCGCTTTGCCTATCTGGAAGAGGACTGCGACTACGCAACCTACATTGACGCCATGACTGAAGCAGGCATTTCGGTTATCGTAAAGCAAGCCGCTGGCTCTTCGGGTCCGTCTTCAATCCGCCGCAAGCGCTCCTTCTCTGCTCCTACTGAAGGACCCTTTGCGAAACTGTACTCTAACCCTCAGTTCCACCACTAATATGAATATCTTCGTTCTTGACAAAGACCCTGTTGTGGCTGCTCAAATGCAGTGCGACAAGCATGTGGTCAAGATGATTGTCGAGTCGGCTCAGATGCTATCTACGGCTCATCGGATTCTTGACGGCAAATTCTACTATGACCGGAATGCTAATGGACGTAGAGTCCAGCGCTGGCGGCATCCGGTAAAGTTCATGGAGTGGCAGCTATATAAAGCAGTTCATATGAAGCACCCCTGCACTCTGTGGACGATGGAGAGCAGTGCTAATTATACTTGGCACTTCAAGCATTTTGTTGCTCTCTGTGAAGAGTATACGCATCGCTATCACAAGAAGCATAAGTGCTATGCTATGCGCCATATGCTCGGAGCACACCCGCAGAACATCCCTGAGGGACCTCTGACGCCGTTTAAGCTCGCCATGGGTAGTAACCCTGAGTGCATCACCGAAGACCCTGTAGAGTCGTACAGGCGGTTCTACAGAACTAAACAAGCCCGATTCAGCATGGATTGGTCTTACCGTAGTCCCCCTGACTGGTTTTTATTTGGAGAAGCAGTATGAAGCGATTTTTGATTGAACCTAAACTGAAGAAGTCTGTAGTAGAAGAACAGACTTTTCGGAAAGAAGAAGATGGTATCATTTTCATTCTGAATAGGGAGATGGGCTGGCGAACAGGCAGCTTTGTAATTAATGTCCCCGAGACTGATGAAGAAATTCATAATTGGCTTGAAGAGCGTGGTTGGTCTCAGGAAGACTGGGACGAAGGCTATGTTGATGAGAGTTCTTTTCTTCCCGATGTAGATGATGAAGCCATTGAGCTTGATGATTATGATTTTGAGATGGAGCATACCTGGGACGGTATCTATGAAGATTGGACCCTGACAGCCTCACCTCAAGTTGATGAAGATGTTCTTGAAGAGATGCAAGAGCATGCCCAAGAGATTTATGCTGAGGACTATGAGGAGTCCCTGTACGCTGAAGGCTGGGAAGAGGCTGGGTTCTGCACCTATATCTACAATGGCGCCGTCATTACTGAAATGGAAGATGAAGACGATGACTAAACTTCAGCGCTATGCTCTGATTCGTAAGATTTGCCGCAAGCTTGACAAAGAAAAGCGTGTCAATCTAGAGGCAAGGAAGCTTTCCAAGATTATTCAAAAGCTTGATGACCGTTCTGACTTGTATTGGAAAGATGAAGCTGCTTACCTAAATAAGCATTACGGTGACACTATTCGTGAGACAACTAAATTTGATTCGGAGTGGAACTAATGGAAACTAATGTGAAAAAAGTACTTGACACTTTGCGTGAAGGTGTGGTACAATTTGGCTTTGAAAAGGTTAAGGACGGTGCAGTACGCACTATGAATGCGACGCTCAGGACTGACATGATTCCTGAAGACAAGATGCCCAAATCTGGTAAAGTAGAAGAGAGCGCTGAGGGGCAGTCTGCCGTCCGTTGTTTTGATGTTGACCTAGGAGAGTGGCGCTCTTTCCGAGTTGACAAACTGGTTACCTTCCCTGGAGTTGTGTAAAGGAGAAACCATGACGAGAGGCCAAAAAGCTGCCGAAACCCGTCGCAAAAACCAAGAGCGCATGATGCGTGAAATGGGCATGGACGCCCAACCCAAGAAGAAGCGTCGTAAGCGTAAGCCTATGACAGAAGCGCAGCGAGCTGCGGCTGTAGAACGTCTAGCCAAGGCTCGTGAGGCTCGTGGTCTTAAAGGAGACGCTTCCGTCCACGAAGACCTTCGGGATATGCCCGAAGACTCCAAGCTTCACTGGAAGAAGGTGAAGCAGTGGATTAAGGATTGTCAGACAGAGCTGAATGGTATGAAGGCTCTGAAGGACAGTAACAAGGCTGCAGAACGTCAGGAGTATATCTCTCTTCAGACTTATGTGGATAATCTGAAGAAGTATCTGTCTACCGGTGTGTACCTTGACTATCGTTATGGTGAACGCCGAGAAGGAAGAATGCAGGAAGTCTGTCTCCAAATGGCATATAAGCCTGATGGTACTCCCAAGCGTTCTGTTGGAGTGTACTATCCGGACATTGCTCAGATATGGACCCGAGAGATGGAGGACCTAACGAATGGAGGAGACCGAACCTAAATTCGTCAACAGGGCTGGCTTCTCACAGATGGTTGAGGAGCTAGTCAAACAAACACGGCTCAGCTACATTGATGCTGTAGTTGAGCTTTGTGAAAGGGAGAACATTGACCCTGAAGATGTGAAGAAGTACCTTAGCGATTCAATCAAGGAGCACATTGAAGCTGAAGCTAGAAAATTAAATTATTTGCCGAAGGTAAATACGCTTGATATTTGATGCTAAATAGTTTATAATATTATGGTGAAGTGGATAATACAGATAATACAAAACATACAAGGATAAATATATGTCTTTTCAAAATCTTAAATCTCGTTCTATGGATGTTTCCAAACTCGCCGCTGCTGCCGCAGAAATGAACGGTGGTGGTCAAAAGAAGTCTTATGGCGACGACCGCATTTGGAAACCGACCGTTGATGACGCTGGCAATGGCTATGCCGTCATTCGGTTCCTCCCCGCTGCTGAAGGTCAAGACCTACCTTGGGTCCGCTACTGGGACCATGCATTCAAGGGTCCAACCGGACAGTGGTACATTGAGAAGTCTCTCACCACTATCGGTGGCACTGACCCTGTCGGTGAGCTGAACTCTCGTCTCTGGAATTCTGGTGTTGAAGATGACAAGGAAACTGCTCGTAAGCAGAAGCGTCGCCTTCACTACGTTTCCAACATTCTGGTAGTTAGTGACCCCTCCAATCCCATGAATGAAGGGAAGGTGTTCCTCTATCAGTTTGGTAAGAAAATCTTTGATAAGATTATGGATGTCATGCAGCCTCAGTTCCCTGGCGAAGAGCCTGTGAACCCCTTTGACTTTTGGAATGGTGCTGACTTCCAACTCAAGATTCGTAACGTTGCTGGTTATCGCAACTACGATAAGTCTGAGTTCAAGTCTTCTTCTGCTCTCTTTGATGCAGATGAGACCAAGCTTGAAGCGACCTATAATCAACTGTTTGATTTGAATGAGTTCGTGGACCCTGCAGGGTTCAAGTCCTACGATGAACTCAAAGGGCGCTTACAGGTTGTCTTGGGTGAAGCTGTGGGCGCAAATGCCACGGCTCGCAATGAGTCCCTTTCGCAAACTGCGGAGCGAGTGGAACCCAAGGCGGCACCGGAGCCTGAAATCGTGGCGGCTCCAGCACCCTCTGCGGGCGTTGAGGACGATGAAGAGGATACTCTATCCTACTTTGCCAAGATGGCTGCTGAGGACTAAAACATCGCAATGGTGTTTTTGGGGGGGCGCAATGCCCCCCTTTTTACTGGTATGTTCTATCCAGAGCGTCAACCGTAGGCATGTTCTGATTGACGATAGCAGCTGTAGTAGAATTGTTGTTAACCACAGTGCTGTTATCAATAGCCGAGTTATCAACTGCAACTCCGACATTCTGAGTGGATAGCTCACGGCTCTCTTTATCAGCCTGTCTCATTTGAGTTGTCTGTACTTCTCTGGAAGGAAGCTCTGGTGCCATGACGATAGGAGCTTCAACCGCTGAAGTTCTTCCGAGAATCTCATTTACCTTGTTGATTTTATCGTATACTTCATCAAGTCTCAGGGCAGGGTCTAGAATACCCGTTCCGAAGTCAATGTCTCTAGAGAAGAAACCAGGGTCATAAATGCCGCCGAAGGCAAGCTTCTCCATGAGAGGAATCGTGGTGGCTAAGTCAGTAGCAAGTTTCTCAAAGTCCACATCAACATCAGCAACCTTGATATTGCTAAATCTTCCCAGGGCACTACCGATTCGGTCAAGAGCTATGGAGCCCTTCTCTAAGTTATCGGCATTATCTGCGATAACCTTCATTTGGTCAAAGGGAGAGTCAACGCCGAAGAATCCTAGTATTGCCTGCCCTGCACTGCCGAGAGTCTGGACAAACTGACCAGCCCCAAAGGCGGTGAGACCGACTCCAAGTCTAGCCATAGCCTCAACAAACGCAAGAGAGTCATCTGCAATGCCCGGAATCTTAACCACATCAAGAAGAGACCTGACGTTGTTAACCAGTCTTTGAGTCCAGTCATCGCTTGCCAGAGTCTCACCAATTGCAGCAGCAGTTTGACCCACTCCGAATACGGCTAGACCACTACCCAATAAGGTTAGGGAAGCTGACGTTCCAGCAACATCTCCGAAGTCATTCTGCGATATCTCTGTGAGCTTCTTGACATTATCAACAATGGTCTGTGCCCAGTCTTCCTTAGAGAAGAACTCTGAGATAGCTGCAGCACCTTGCCCAAAGGCAAATGCAGCTAGTCCTGCTCCAATGGCACCCATCATAACAGCGAACATTCCGGATGCTCCAATATTGACTAGCGCATCCAGTCCTTTGTTTAGACCGAGTAGGGTATTGACATTGTCAACTACAGTCTGTGCCCAGTTTTCCTGAGAGAATAAATCAACTGCACCTCTGACACCCTGTCCCAGTGAGAATGCCGCTAAGCCAGCGCCGAGGGCTGTCATTACAGGAACGAACAGTAATGCCGAACCTAGATTAACAAGAGCATCTAAACCTGTATTCAGAGAAAGCAAAGTTCTTGTATTATCAACAACATTCTGAGCCCAACCAGGGTCACCAAACAAGCCTACTGCTCTCTGAATACCTTCTGCGGCACTAAACGCAATCAGTCCAGCACCGATATAACCTAAGGTGGCACCTAAAGCAATACCTTGTAGCGGACCAAAGCTGGCATTTATCTCAGCGATTTGAAGCAGGGTTCTTACATTGTCTACGACTTTCTGAGCCCAGCCCTCTTTTTCAAATAGCTGTACCGCATTTTGAATGGCAGCACCAGCACTGAATACCGTCAACCCTGCACCAAGCGCCATGAAGGCTCCGCCCAATGCAAACCCTTGTAGAGAAGCAACCTGATTCTTTGCGTCTGCGATTGACAGAAGAGTGAGTACATTATCTCTGACTCTCTCTGCCCAGCCTTCACGAGCAAAGTAGTCTACGGCAGCGGCAGCGGCGCTACCAACAGCAAAGACTGAGAGTCCTACTGCAAGTCCTGTCATTGCGGCACCAAAGGCTCCGCCCTTGGCTAGGAACTCCCAGTTGCCGCCTTCAAACTGGTCCCCTATGGAAAGAAGACCCGTTACATTATTCTCAAGCTTATCAACATCTAGCTCAATGATTTTGTCAATTAGGAAGGCACCACCACCAGCAAGAACGCCTAGTCCGCCAGCAAGAAGTCCAGCACCCCCTAGAATTCCTTTGAACAATCCCCCGACGCTACTTAGAATACCTTCGTTTTTACCTGTGAACGTTTGCTTTTGATTTATAACTTTTTGAGCAGCTGGCTTAACATTCAGTCGGGCTGCGACTTTGTTCAGGGCTTCAATTTGTTTCTGTTGAAATGCTTCTCGTTCTCTTCTTTCTTCTTCTTTTTCGCTAGGAGGAATGGCAGACCGAAGCTGTGCCTTAACAACTCTACTTGACTGAGTAACAATTGCGTCTCTAAGGTCTTCAAATCTAGCATTGTCTTTGCCAGATTCGTCCTTGAGCATATCTTTGACTGACTTAATAGAGTGCGACCCGCTATTGCGAATAAGATCGCCTTCTCTTGCGAGTCTGTCTATTACGTCTCTTAATGTCTTATCAGCCATTTACAGCTTCCTATTTTCTTATCATTTTAAGTCTGTCATTCTCTTCCTTAACATAATCAACAAGCATAGCAACGTAAATCTCCCTCTCCCACGGCATCATCATATCAAGCTCTGTCAGACTATAATGATGATGTTGCATTAACGAAAAGTTGGTCTTATAGTGATTGACCAAATTATCGTGCGAGAGGTTAATTATAAAAAATCCTTCAATCCTCTGAGTGTTACCTCATTATCGTGTCCACATTGTCCACAGGCAAACTCTGCCTTGTGCTCAATTGTGGGAACCTTGGAGATAAATTCAGTAATCTT